AAACCAACTTCTACTGCAATAGAAGTAAAGGTAGGGGGTGGAGGAGATCAAGAAGTATATTTAGAAGTTGGTGGTAAAACATTTGTTCTGAGAGGAGCCGCTGCTACAATCAAAAACTATTTTAATGGTTACAAAGACGGTACGGGAATAACATGGAAAGCAGATTCAATAGAAACTGCTCAATGTTTGGGACTTTATTATGATGCAGATGCCGCATTAGCAAAAATAGGTAAAGCAGGTGGTACACCATCTAGTAGTGTTACATCTTCAATTAAGTCGGAAATAAAGTCAGCTTTCGGAGGTAGTCAAGATTGGGATAGTGGTGGAGTAGCAAAAATTACATCCAAACTTGATGATATTAGTTTAGGTGATATGAATTTACTTTTGGGTTTAGCTGCAGGAATGCAACTATTCTGGAAATCAGTAGGAAAACCAGCACTTGGAACGGCTTATATAACTCATGGTGCAATTAAAAGTTATTATTCCGCAGAAGAAAATAATCCGACTATTGAAGTTAGAGGATCAAAGGCTAATGCGGCAGATGTTATTATATCTAATGTGTCTTCTGATAAACTACTTTTAGCAATGAAAAAGGGAAAAGTTGAATATGATAACAAATCAACTTGTTCTATAGTAGATTCAGACATTAAGTTTCTCCAAGTTTCACTAAAGAAGGCAAAAGGTGCAGCACAACTTGGTAAGATTACTGCAATGTTACAGTCAAAGTACAAATTACCCAAATATGAAGTAATGTTAAAAACCTTATTAGATGAAGGATATTTAGATGAGGGATTTAAAGATTTTTTTTCTGGTGTTTGGAAAAAAATAAAAGGGTTTGTGGGTAAACTTAAAGGTTGGGTAAAGGGACTAACTAAAAAGTTTTCAAAGACATTTGATAAAAAAGTTAAAGGTGATTTAAATGATCTTCAAAGACAATTTGATAGAATGCCAGGACCGAAGGTTAATCTAAAGGAAGCCTTTAAATTTGATGAACAAGGATTTATTTGTGAAGGATTAAATTCAGAATTGGCAAAATTAGATGTTGCAAAATTAAATATAATCAGAAAAGGAATCGAAAAACGGTTAAGTAATTTTGCAAAAGATGCTAGTTCACCAGTATTTTCTTACAAAAAAACAGGTAGTTTAAATAGCGGTGTTATGAAGGATGTAGGAGATATATTTAAACTGTTTTCAAATTATACAGGTGTTTATGTTTTCAATGAGGTTATTTCTGCTAATTTAGGAGATATGAACAAATTAAAAAAAGAAATGATTGCAATGCAAAAAGAGATGTTATTTGGTAAGACCACACTTCCAGTATGGAAAGTATATGGAATTGGTGGAGGGGGTAATCCTTGGGAAAATTTACAAGGAGCAAAAGAATTTGAAGAAGGGAAAGAATCGTCTTTTGCGGGTTTAGTTGGTGCTGTGTGTGGATTCCATGCCAATAGTACTGATGGAGGAAATTATTATGCACTTGAAAGTTCTTTTTTGTATAGTGTAGATCCCGAAGGAATACCAACATATACTTTAAATCGTATGGGAACTAATCAAGGAGGTTCAAATTTTTCTTTTGTTTTTGAGGGAGCAACTACTATTGATTCTAAAAGGTTTATATCCAAATATGGAAAGGCAAGTAAATAGTGTTTGCATTTAATTCTTTCCTAACTGAACAGAAGAACCTTCACATGGAACACCTTGAAGATGAGGTGTTGAATCATGGAGTAGAAGGAACAAGAGGAGCAATAAACTTCCTTCAAGGTTTACGTGATATGTTGGCCGGAAATTCTTCATCCTCTGTGGATGTTACAGTAAAGTGGGATGGTGCCCCCGCAATATTTGCGGGTACTAATCCAGAAAATGATCAATTTTTCGTAGGTACTAAAGGAATATTTGCCAAAAATGCGAAGATAAACTATACTGAAAAAGATATAAATTCAAATCATTCTGGAGGATTAGCATCAAAACTTAAAGTTGCTCTCAATGAATTACCCAAGGCAAATATAAAAGGTGTTTTACAGGGTGATATGATGTACACGGATGATGATTTAAAAACTGAAACTATTGATGGTGAATCTTATATAACTTTTCAACCAAATACAATTGTTTATGCTATACCTAAAAAATCTAAATTGGCAGCCAAAATAAAGTCCTCTACAATGGGAGTCGTATGGCACACTACTTATAGTGGCGATACGATGGAGGACATGGCCGCCTCTTTTGGTGTAAGTTCAGGAGCATTCAGAGAAACTAGTTCAATATGGCAAGCAGATGCTAAATTTCAAGATACATCTGGAAGTGCTACAATGACAAAGAAAGAAACGGCAGATGTTACTAAAATATTAAGTGATGCTGGAAGGTTATTTAAAACAATAAATTCTAATATTTTAGGAATGATTGCAGATGACTCTCAAATAGGTGAATTAGTAAAGGTATATACTAATAAGATGGTACGACAAGGACAAAAAATAACAAATGTAAGAAAACACACTGCAGGATTGATAGCATTTGTATATGACAAGTTGAAATCGGAGATTGATAAAGTAAAAAGAGAAGAAACAAAGAAAAACAAAAAAGAGGTGATGGATAAATATGTAGGATTCCTTAGGAAAAATTCAAGTGAAATTGTTAAAATATTTGAGATGCAAAATTTACTCATTGACGCAAAATTAATAATTATTCGTAAATTAGAGAAAGTAAAATCTATAAAAACATTGATGAAAACATCTACAGGATTTAGAGTAACTGCTCCAGAAGGATTTGTTGCTATAGATACTCTCAAGGGTGGAGCCGTCAAATTAGTCGACCGAATGGAATTTTCAATGCAAAACTTTAATGCAGCAAAAAATTGGGATAAGTAAATGAAAAAATTTAAAGAATATACTAGTATAGATGAAGGGTCAGATGATAATTTGGTTGAATTAATACGAGATATTACTTCTAAAATGATTGGTGCTATTAAAAAGAATGATCAAAGAAAGTTATTAGGTCTCTATAAAAATTTGGGAAAGATTATCAAATGAAACCATTTCGTTTATATTTAACTGAACTAGCATGGCAACAAAGTACATCCAAAATGGTATTTGGTTGGAATAGTTTTGATTATGTAATGTTACCATTATCTCCTAGCATACTTGGTAGAATAATGGAACAGACCAGAGACACTTGTTTTCATGTAATGGGGTACAGAGACATTGGAAATTTAAAATCAATTCAAGGAAAGAAAAAATCAATTTCTGCATTTTTTAGAATGGAAGCAGACGCAATAGAAGATGGAGTACAATCAGGTGGTGCTATTGTCGCTGAACTGGAAGCAAATGTTCTCTTTTCTGGAGAAGAAGATATAATGAGTAAACCCGATAAAACTGGTAGGAGATGGATTGATTTTGCTATTGCTACAGGAGAGAATAAAGGAACACAACCAATACATACTCAAATAAAAAAAGATTTTGGAAAGATGTTGTCAGCCCTTTTGAAAAAAGAAAAAGTTAAACATGCCTCATCGATAGAAAGAATAATTCAAGCTTGGTATGATTATGGAAATAAAGCAGATGGAAAAACAAAAGCAAGATTAATTGCGGGATATTTTGATGGATTAGAAGGAATAATGAAAAATAAAAAATATCATGCTGCAATAGCAAAGAATTTTTATGGGTACATACAAGATAAAGGTGGTTGGGCTGGAACTTGGGATGAACAAATAGTTAATAATATTTCAATTAAAAAATTACATTTCTTAGAAGAAGCGTTAGAATGGGAAATTCCTGAAGAGCCAAAAAAACTTTCAGGAAGTATACCTTTTAAAATTTGGTCTTCTGCGGAAGACTTAGAATCTTACATTACAAAAAAGGCGGGAAAATGAAATCATTTAGAGGCTTTCATGAAGGGTGGTTTTCTAAAAAAGAACCAGAAGATGAAGAAGAACAAGAATTACAAGACCTTGGTATGAAATCGTCCGGTAGAGGAAGTTGGTCTAAAAGAGATCAAGAGCGATATAATGATCTCTGGATGAAGATGCACAAAAAAGGAAAAACACCAACAATGACACCACCTACTGTACATGGTGATGATTCTTGGGCGACTAAAACAACTAAGTTACATAAAAAACTTAGGTTAACTAGAAAAGATCATCCAAGTGTTCTTTCATGAAATCTTTTAAAGGATATTTAAAAGAAGCACCGGCGTGGACAGAGAGTTTATCTACCATGTTGTTTGATTTACCAAGAGCAGGTTTGATAGATGTGATGATTCCATTATCTCCGTCTATATTCAAGAGAGTGTGGCCAGAACCGGTTCGTTCAACAGTATTTCATTTAACTGATATGGATGGTGTTGGAAAATTGAAAAAAATGCAAGGAAAGAAAAGATCAATCTCTGCTTTTTATAATATAAAAGATTTTATACTTCAAGGTGGAATTAAAACAGATGGTGGTTATGTTGTAGAGTTAGAAGGTGATGTTCTTGTTGCTGCACCAGATGATGTATCAAGTCAACCAGATAAGTCCGGTAGACGGTGGTTAGTTTTTGGTACGATTATCAGAGAGATGGGTGGTGGAAGTAAGATCAAGAAAATGGAAAAAGACATAGAGAGTTTATTAGTAGATATTCTTGTTAAAAACGATATGGGTCCATACAAGAAAAAACTGAGCCAACATGAACTTAACAAAGCATGGTCTTATCTTGGTAAATCTACTGGTGGGAAAGAAAAATCAATAATTATCAAAGATTACATTAATGGTATGGAAAAGATCATGAAGAAATATTCCAAACAATTACATTCTATATTTACGGATTATGTTGATAAAAGAGAACTCATACCAGATCCAGATAGTGGTGATACTGCGTTGTGGGATGAAATAGTAGTTAATAATTTTAAGGTTAAGAAAGTTCATGTGACTGAAGAGTATGGAGAAGGTTATCAAGATGATGATGATATAGAAGGATTTCCATTTGAACTTTATCCAGATAATGGTGATTTAGTAGATTATATTGCTAGAACAAGGAATTAATGAAATCTTTTAAAGGATATTTAATAGAAAGAGGAACTAGTTTATCAGATTTGATATTCCTTCCAAGAATATCGGAGTATAACCAATTGATGATTCCTATATCCTCATCTATGTATAAAAGAATTTGGCCTGACACACTCAGAGCAACAGTATTTCATACAACGGATGAAAAAGGTGTTAAGAAGATAGCAAAACTTCAAGGAAAGAAAAGTCAAATATCTGCATTTTTTGAAATGCAATCTAGATATATGGAAATTGGTGTTGCAACTCAAGGTGGTGTTCATTCAGTATTAGAGATGGACGCAGATGTTCTCCTATCAGCTAAAGGTGATGTGATGAGTCATTTAGACAAGAGTGGTAGAAGGTGGACATCTATAAGGGATCTTGAAGAAACTTCTAGATTCGTAAATTTTAGTAAAGTACTGGTAGACCTTGAAAAAATGTTTGCACCTTTAGTTGCGAAATACCTTGCAAGAGGTGAGTTTCAAGATTATGCAACAGTATTTCAACTTTGGGCAATGGCAAAGAGAAAAGTTGACAGTAAGACTATGAGTCTGATAATAAAAGATTACATGGATGGAATGGAAAAGGTTATCAAGAAAAACATCAAAACATTTAGTGATGTCATGTTGGGCTATGCAAAGAAAAGGTCAACCGATTATTCGTGGGATGAGCAAGTGGTCAATAACATTAAAGTTAAGACAGCTCATTTTTTTAAATTAAAACTACTAAGAGGCGAGAATTCTTTGTCATTAGAACAACAAGAATTGATAGAGTTTGCTGAGTCTAAGGGATGGAAAACAAAAATGTGGGATGCACCTATAGAGTTAGAAGCATACACACGGAAAGTTGCTAAAAAGGAATTAGGAAAATGAAAACATTTAAAGAACATTTAACCGAGGGTATGCCGAAAGGTGCTGTAGCAGGATTTGATGGTCCCGATGGAGAAATCGTAATTTATAAAAAAGGATCTGGATTTTATGGAGATACTGGTGATTTTGATTTTTCAGCTAAAAATGTGAAAGAACTTAAAAAAATATTAAAGGATATAGGGGCTAATCCAAATAAACCATCCTTTGGTTGGCTGCCGAAGTCAAGGAGATACTAATGAAAACATTTAAAACGCATATTGATGAATTATACAAAGATTATCCAGGCAAGGGGTGGGTATTAGGTACTAAAGATGAACCAAAAAAACTTAAAGATAAAGATATTATATGGAGATCCAAAGTTCATCATTATGATGATACTGTAAGAAGTGATAACACAAGATTTATAATAGTAAAAAATAAAGGAAAATTTAGTATGTATGCAAAGAGTGACAAAAGTGGTAAAATAGTTTTTCATTTCGGTGATAAACCTACACTCGATGACGCAAAAGAATTCGCATCAATCAGAAAATGGCAAGAGAAAAAATGAAAACAGCAGTATTTGCATTTGGAAGATTCAATCCTCCTACAATCGGACACGAAAAATTGATAGATGCAGTAATTGCAGTTAATCAACGTGAGGGTGGAACCGCCTTTATTTATGGTAGTCATACACAGGATCCAAGAAAGAATCCTCTTACTCATAAACAAAAGTTTAAGTATTTGAAAGAGATGTTTTCAAGTAAAAAGAAGATTTTTCAAAGTAGATCAAAAACAAAGAACCCACTTGAGGTAGCATCTGAATTAAGTGGAAAATACAATAAATTGATAATGATAGCGGGTAGTGATAGAGTTTCAGAGTTTAAATCTTTACTAAATACTTACAATGGGAAAACAGGTGGACACGGATCATATGAATTTGAAGAAATAGAAGTAAAAAGTGCAGGAGAACGTGATCCAGACGCAGATGGAGCATCTGGAATGTCAGCATCTAAGATGAGAAAAGCAGCAGTTAAAGGAGATTTTGATGCATTTCAAAAGGGTGTATCAAATGAATTAAATGAGAAAGATAAAAGAAAAATGATGAATGTAGTTAGAAAAGGATTAAAATTAGATGCAATCCTTGAAGGAATGAAGAGTCGAAGGGGTACACAAGAACCAGTTGAAGTCGAAAATATCGACCTTAAGTCTGCGAAAGAGTTATCATGGCAGGGTTATGATACTGTAAGTCTATCTACATGTGATGAAGCATTTGATTTATTTGATGAAATTGTCAATAGTGTTGGTGAGGCTTCTTTCACTAAACCTGAATTAGCATATCTTAAAGAATCATTAATTTTAGTTGATAACTGTCTTACTATTACACAAATACCAGAAGAAATATTAGAAGATGGAGATGTACAAAATTATATTCAATATTCCGGTAAAGCAATAAAATTATTGGAGCATGTTGGAAAAAAAGTAGGTATACCATTTAACTATTCATTTTTAAACGTACTTCAAGTTAGTATGGCCAATGAAACCATACCTAAAAAATCATTTACAAAATTTTCAGGAGAAATGTATGGCGTCCGATAGCCTATTAAATGTAATCAATGTTC